CCAAGTAATCCTCATTGTGTTCGTAGCACGAACCAGCAATAATACTCGTGACTCTGGAGCCATCAGCACGCTGTGCTTGGGCCATTTGACGCCCTTGTTGGTGGCCACTGATACACGACATGTGTTGCTTGTTGAGTTGTGCAGCCGCAGTACTACTTGGTCGTCCGGCAGTACCTGTGACGAAATAGTGAGAGAACGCGATTCCTTCGACTTCGGCAACGGAGAGGAATGGGTAGACTTCCCAACCAAATTCTTCATATTTCAAGTCCTTTACGGAGAGCATACCCTCAAGTTTGGAATCGTTATTAACGGCACGGTCAATGCGGTTTTCATGATTACCAAGAGTCAGGATACGTCGTGGGTGATACTGCTTCTTACCGTTCTTCTTTTGTTGGGCGTTGTACTCCATGAGAGGAGATAACAGAGCACCCATAGCGTCCCAAGACGCTTCCACATCCTTCTTATAACGGCGGCCTTCAAACGACTTCTTACCTACATCATAAGAGGACAGGGAAGGCATGTCGGCGAAGTCACCAATCTGCACAACAACTTCGGGCTTCTTTGCTACGATGTACTTACCAATGTTGTACAAGTAGGTAAAGTCGTGGCCGGATTTGGCCTGCACATCTGGAATAACTAGCAGTTTGTTAATCATTCAATAATACCCTTTCGTGTAATTTCTACAAGGTATAATGCTTCTTGGCGAGACATTTTAGAGGCTGTCTGGAAGAACTGTTTATCTTTAGTCCAACCAATAACCAAAACATCTTCCAGCTCTCCCACAGCTTCTTGTAGAACCTCATTAGGTGTCTTACCACCTTCATAGGGATTCTCTGGTTTACGTGTGTTAATGTCTATTATTTCAGCCATTCTTTGGGCACCTCATGTTCGTTGTAGTCGGCCCATGGAATACCGTGTTTATCACAAAAGGCAGCATAGGTCGTCTTACTTTTTGGAGAAATCGTATTCTGGGATTTCATAAAGAGCATATAGATTGTGATTTCCGGATGTTGTTCCTTGATCAACAACATTTTCTTCCTATCTGCTGCATCCCAACGTCCTTTAGTTTCGATGAACTTATTGGGCCCAATCTTAAAGTCCGGAGTGTAACTATGACTTGTAGCTGGTAGAGTATATTTAATCTTCTCAGCCTCATATTCCACTGGAATCTTATTATATTTGAAGTAGTCGCTTACGCGGTCTTCAAAACCAGACCTTTTAGAAGCGAAGCGCCTTGTTCCGTATCTAGCCAATCATCCTCCTTTTTGCGACAAATCCACAAACATCGCGCATTCATCATTAGCCTATCGTCGTCATCGTACATATCTCGTACAATGTCGAACATCTCACTTACCGTTTCGCAGCCACCCAACGCTCGTTCTGCTTTGACTGGGCCAATTCCTCCAATACCAATGATGTTGTCAGCTTTGTCCCCAATAAGTAACTGACTGTAGAAGAAGCGATTCCCATCGAATTCATTAACAGTGACGAATTCTTCTGGACGTGTCCAACTTTTTCCAAGTACAGAGACTCCAGATAACTCAAATGAGTAATGAAGGCCGGGGATTTGTCGGAGGTCTTTGTCGATTGAGACAATTATTGATCCTTCGTGTTGATTGATACCAAGAGCATCATCTGCCTCAATATCAAAGGTTACTTCTCCACTCCACTCCCGAATTGCGTGGGCCTTAAGGTCTTGCCGCCAGCGGGGATCGGCCTTGTCCTTGCGGTTGGCCTTGTATTCGGGGTTGATCTTGTATCTATAGTTATTCTCACCACTAATGAAACCCCGATAGGATGTTGCTCCCACCCTATCGAGGCAACCCTGAATAGAGTCATTCATTCGTGCAATGGCAATGTCAAGGTCTTCATTCTCACTAGCAGCAGCAGCCCTAAAGATAAATATGTCTAGGTCCAATAATGCCTGCATTATATCTCGAATACTTCATCTGGATTTAATTCCATTGTTTGTTTATATGCAAATGCAGCGACCCGTGCTTCTTCTTTAGTCGCATAAGAGCCATTGCAGCGCCAAGGGAATCCCGTTAATTCATCTTCTTTGTGGACCCAAAGACGATATCGAAGCGCGTGTCCGAACCAGAAGTCTGGTGTGATTTTGAACTTCATTTCAGTAGTGCCTCAACCTTGGACTTAATCTTCCAAGCGCGATCCGATTCCGAGGCGTGAAACTTGGCAAGACTGTCCAAATCTTTGGCTCGTTCGGCGGCTTCTACAGACTTGGCCGTGTGATCAGCCGCTACATTCTCCAAGGCTTCTACCAACACCTTAAAGTTCTGTGTGAGAGAATCAATGGTTGGTTTCAACTTAAATTGTGGGAACATTGTGTATCCTTTATTGGAGTGTGCCGTTTTCAGGCATAATGATTTCAACTTCTTGATCTGGTACGCCGGTTGCATCCTCTTTCAAGGAAACAGTACCTGCAACGATGAGTAGGTTAACTGCCACGCTGGTGAGAAAATCCATCTCTGCGCCAGAGGCTGTGACAGCCATCTCGTAAGTTCCATTTGGATTTTTAGTTACGTTCTTAACTTGCATTAAAGCCTTTCTTAGTAAGGTACGTCGTCATCAGGAAAATCGTCATTACGTGCTGCGGAGACTGTTTTAGCGGCATTCTTAGCATCCACTCGGTCGTAGACAAAATCTTCCAGTTGTTTCGCAATTTGAACGACATTGTCAACCGTACTCTTTTTGTCACCTTGGAGAACGAGGAGTGCGATAGCACTAGAGACAGAGGACTGACGGACAATAAGTTTTTGTCGGGCAGCGCGTTCATCAGCGCTTTCATAGTTGGATTTCGGAACTGCTGCGCCCGCCGGTGGTACAGCGACCTTCTCAGACGTAGGCTTTGCCGAAGTAAACTCGTCATAACCCTTTGTGTTTTTCTGCTCCGAGACTTCGTAGACTTGGCCCGGACTAGCACCCTTGAGTGACGCATAAACCTCCTTAGCTGCAAAATCAAAAATCTTACGGGCAGTAGTCTTACCTCGCTCGTCGGTGAAGTTCACCGTCAAGGCATTGTAGCCACCTTTTTCTTTTTTAATAAACTCGTTTGACACACTAATAATGGTGATTTTACTCATTGTCGTTTGCATTCTTTCATATCAAATAAATTAGGTCCATATAAGACCTCTGCTGTCATAGGCAAGTCAAACTCCACTCCGAACATCTTTTGGAAGTTCTTTGGAATGTCGTCAAATACACTGAAAAACAGCTCACAGATTTCTTCGTATTCATTGTCAGGGCAGTCTACCACAATGGAGTCATGCACCGTAGATATCAGAATAGCTTTGAAACCCCGTTCTTTTTTAAGGCGTTTAAGTCGGTTATAGAACATGACTCTGGCAAGAGCCATAAGATCAGCACCCGTTCCTTGTACAGGATAATTGAGAATTGTTGTACGGGGCCATTCGAGTTCACCACGGAAATTCTTTTTAGGTTCGTAGTGGAACTCTCTGCCGGTTGGCATCAGAAGAAAACCGTCCCGGATCACATCTTGCACGATCTGGGTATGCCAACGTTTTAGACCGTGGTACTTTGCGTAGTACTGGTCAATTACTTCTTTCCACTTCTTTTGGGAATACCCCACAGAAGCAAAATCAGGATCAACGCTATAACTATACTCGGTGCCTCCATAAATGAGTCTGAATTTAAACTTCTTGGCAATCAGTCGAGATGGTAATGCGAATCTCTGTCGATTGTCTTCATGGAAATCGAAGAACTCTCGTACTTCTTTCATCAGGACTGGACAACGGCTTAAGTAAGCCGCCGTGACTACCTCTAGAGGCCCTTGGCGTCGCAGTTCACGAGCATAGGGCAGTTCCTTCCTCAGAAGCCAATACCCATTTAGCAAAGGCGAGCCTCTCTTCTGATGTAGAGTCCCACTTCATTGCATTAGCTATTTGGGAAATAACCCACACATTATCTTTTGTGTAACCTTTAGACGGGTCCATACGATCTAATGAATACGCATATCTAACAGTATTTTTATCAAAAGGAATTTTAAGGATTGGGCAGACCTCTGGAAGTTCTATATCGTCTATTGATAGATCAAAGTCTAGTCCTTTCTTTGCTGCCCGAGCCTTAGCATGTTTAATTAAGTAGCCTTTTGCATTTGCAGGATCAGCTTTGCGTCTATGATAAGAATCTCTTGCCCACTGTTTCCAACGTTCCGGATCGGCTGCTTTAGATTCTTTATTACGACGCATCTGCTCTTCCTTATTTCTCTCGTACCATGTGCCTATAATACACTCCTTGCGTCGCAGTTAACCAGCATTAATAGGGATCGTCTGGATCAAAACCCTCATCCCAATCTTCTGGGCCGGGACCATTAAGAATTGTATTCATTTTCAATTTCGTCATAAATTTCTCCCCAATATTCAGACCACGAATCTGCAATTTCATCTTGCGAGGTGTCTGTATCATCAGGCTCAAAGCTTATCGTTGTCATACTCTTGCTCCTCTACTAAAGGGCACTCTTCCATTTTTTCAAGACTGTGTACCCACCCAACTGCGGCGATGCAAGTTCCAAGAGAATACCCTTCTCGCGGCTCACAGTAGTTTGGACACTCTTTGCAATTACGCTTCTTGATTTTTTGGGGAGTCATCAGGCAATTAGCTCTGCACCTTCCAGAACGTCTTGCAGGATCGCAGGGTCTAGCTGATTAACTACCCACCGCGCACCCTTGGTCGCTACTAAATCTTCAAAGCGACGAATTGTGATTTGCTCGTCCAGAGCATCATAGTCTACGTCATTTTCCAATGCGTAGGTATCAAATGTTTCTTCTTGCTTATCCATAATATAGTTTCCCATTTTACTCATTGTTTAGGCTCATAAGGAATGTACTCAGTTTTAAAAACGGTGCGGTCAAAGGCATCTTTAATTACTTGCTTGGCTTCCGCTTCTGTAGAAAAAGCTTTCTCACTGATAGGATACCAACTAGGTTCGGTAGCGGGCCAAAGAGCATAGCGTCCTTGCCTTTCTGGCATATATTCAATTAAACCATTACCAAATGTCTGAATTCGTATTCTATACATTTAAAACCTCGTCATGATCAACGCATCCATCTCTGGAGGCTCGTTCTGTAGATTAGGATCGGAGGAACTAAGACGACCGGTACGTGTTACAACTTGATTAAAATTACCGTACAACATATTAGGCTCCCAATCTTTCTTCTCCACTAGAGCAGGGAATCCGTGATAATAAGTTCCACGAAGCTTCTCGTATTCGGAACGCTTCAAAATGCACTCAATCACTTCCTTCGCCTTGCCTTTAACTTTTAATGATAGTAGTGTTTTTTCGTCCGTCTTATAGACGCGATAACCCTTCTTGGTCTTTAGCTCTTCATCATTGTATTTAGCTGTGTCCTTTACCTCGGTTCGTGGAAGTGGCTCGGCTAGGCGCTCAAGTACGAACTTCTTTTCTTTCCAGCCCAGTTTCTCTTGCCCCGCCCTTTGACCAGTTTTATAAAATCCGATGGGTTCTTGATAATCAAGAGTAATAACACCGCCATAGATAAGGGCACTAATGTGATCAGTACTACCCCAATTAACAGGTATATCGGGATAGAGAGCGCGAAGTCGCTCGTCCAGCGCCTCAATTTTTGCAGCCAGTTCGTTGCCAAGTTCTACGCTCCGTTTAGAGTCAAAGTAAATACCATTCCATTCCATTTCTTCAAGAACTTCTAGGTCTTGATTACACAGGCTAACTAGCCGTGAAAGTCGTTTATTTTTCTCAAGGGCCTTCTTCTGGTATAGGTAGCAGAGGTAGGTAAGATTCACATCCTGCTCAAGATATTCGGCGAGGATATATTTCGGAATGTCGGGAGTGTCAATACCATTATCCCAATACTCCGTCTTAACTACGTCCAACTTTGTACCCATACCGTACTGTTCGGCGACGCCGTTCAATGACGGATAAACTTCTTTCTGGTAGGTCAAGACGAAATGCACTACTTGTACGTCCCAAAGGCGTTTACCTTCAAATACAACGCCCTGTTTACGGACCCAATGAAGATCGAACTTCAAGTTGAATCCAATGATGATATCAGCCCAATCAAACCACTTTTGGATGGTCGCGATCAACTGAGGGTGCGGGTCATCTAGAAAGTCTAGGTTGATGTAGCCAACTTCTTTACCGTCTTCTACACAACGAATGCCAACAGAACATAAGTAGTTGCGGCGAGAGCGATAAGACCCGTGTAAGAACGTAGTAGTTTCCGTGTCAAATATTATCTCTTTCAATAATCAGGTCCGGCAAGAGCTTCTTCTAGGCGTTCTATTTCTACTAGGGCTTCTTTGAGTTCTTTCATAAGAACAACATAGTCGTCATAAGATACCCACTCGCCGTAATCATCTTCGGTCATTTCTCCATGAACTGCGGACCCATATGTATATGCATCGGAATTATATCGTTTAATAGTCATTCTAAATCCCTATACCTCGCAATCGTTGGTTCAATCAAGGTTGCGATACGTCCGTGCCGCAGGGGCTCCTCAGTATCCGCATCACCGGTAAGTTTGTTTTTAGAGAGATGGAAGAAACGCATGAACTCTTCTTCTTCCTTGTGAGTCTTACCGACACCTAGAATCCAGTCACACTCCGCTTGAATGGCCGTCTTGGCATTCGCTACGTGCCCTTGATTAAGCCACTTCACGCCTTCGGCAGTGCCGTCTGCTTGCGCAACACCGATGGTAGCACAGTATTTCTTGGCAATCTCCCGAGCCCATTGGTGAATTGCACCTAAGCGCAGATCATCACGGTCGTTGTCAAAGCCTTGCATCTTACCAACCTGATCGAACACAACCAAAATTGGATTCATCTTCTTGATGATACGCTCTACCTTTGCTCGGGTAAGAGAAGCATCGTCAATAAGATAAAGACGCTTACCGATACGCCGGACGTACTCTTTATCGTGGCCTTCCGGATCAGACGAATATTGTTCCTTCGTCAAACCTAGAGCACCTTGGATAATACGAATACCTACGGCGTCTCGTTCTTCTTCGTTGTTGAACCACAACACGGGCCGGTCTTCGGTGGTTTGCTCGGCCATGTGAGTGATTTCAGACGCAAGAAGAGTTGTTTTACCTGTTTCAGAGCGGGCGATAATGATACCATAGTTACCCTTTCGGAGAGAGCCCATCATGCGGTTAAGAGTCTTAAGTCTCCATCGCAAGCCGGGTTGTGTGGCGCGGCGTTCAAGAATGCCGGATAGTGTGGGTACGAACAAGTCATCATCATCCTCGTCCTCTTGATCGACCTTGTAAGAACCAAAGTCTTCCATGAGAGGATATAGGGCTTCTGGTGGCTTTTTTCCCTCTGATACGTCAAAGGCCATCATACCAATTGCTTCGGCCTTAGAGCGTGCCTCAATGGCCCTGATTAGGTCCATGAGCATATCATCAGAGATTTCTTGTTCTCGAATAGTTTTAAAGATATTCGAGTACGTTTCAACCTGTTCGTTCTTTAGAGCAGGGAATTGTGAAAAGAAGAAAGATTCTAATTCGTCAAGAGTAAAAGATTCCTTTTCTTTAAAGAGGATGTTAATGATTTTATATATATTATAACTATACTGATCTTTATCTTTAGATAAAGATATATAATTAATATATTTATTATATATATTAATATCTTTAATTAATATAATTATTATAGCATAGATTGGAAGTAATGTCAAATACTAACTCCTTATGTGGTATCCACACAACAAAGAACCAAAGGCTCTTTGAAGTATGGAGAACCATTATACCACATTTTAACCAGCAAGTCCACCCTCATTTGGATTCAGACCATCAATAAGCACACCCTGAGCTTGAGGGGCTTGGGGAGCCTGTTGACGGAAGAACGCGGCAAATTGCGCTTGTGCTTCCAAAGGAACTCCGACTACTTGTGGCTCTGCGCCCGGAGGTTGAATCCACTCTTGGGGTGCCCTTGCAAATGGATTGCCTGCCTGCGCTGCTCCACGAACTGCACCACGAGCATTTCTTGGCGCTGGAACAGCCCGCACCATGTCTTGCATGTCTGTTGTAACCTTATTACTCACCTTTACAGGTTTGTCAAGGCCAGTCACGGTTGCACGAAGAGTTTCCATGAATTTTTCACGATACTTTTGAATCTCTGGCTGGATGATAGTATCGAGAATCTTGTAGTTATCCCCGAAATTATCAATATTCATTGACAGTGGAGAAGTGAAGTAAAAACAAGTAGCCACGGTAGGGTCGGGATTGTACACAACACTAAGGCGTGGACGTTCACATTCCACAAATACTTTCAAACCTTTCCCGGATGCATATTCAGAATAAGTAGCAAACTGCTTTGTATTTGTGATGTACTCTTCCATGAACATCCGTACATCTGGGCTCAGGTTAAGTTCGTCTAAATCTTTAAGTTCCATTTTGTAACTCCTTAATGATTTCTTGATCGCTGAGTTCTTTTGGATCAAGTTTGGTGGTAATTGCCCGAGAACTGAGGCCAACACGTAGAGCGCGATTAACGGCACCTCTGGCCTCTTTTCTCTTGTCGTAGTCCAACCATACCAACACCTCCTTGTAATGCTCTCTGAGTACGTTTAAACGAGCCTCAGACACATTACTACCAAATATTGGTGATGCATCGCAGTACCGGGCAACCTTAATCGCCGAAATAAGGTCCTCGGTTAGGACTATCGCCAGCCTCGGCGAAGACTGTAATTCGCCGCTTGAATCTGTGCGATGTGGCTCGGTGCACCTAACGACATGTAATGTTGTATCAGGCGATCCGGCGTTGTAGTATTTGCGTTTTGCTGCTGCTTCTGGTTCGAAGTTGCGGGCTTGCCATGCAACGATTCCCTCACCATTTTTTCCAAAGATTGGAAGCACAAGCTGTCGTCGTTGATCGGACCAGAGTATTGTGTTACGCTTAAGTTCTTCATCCGTGATTCCGTAGCTTTTGATCCAACGGAGACCTTCACTCCCGAGTTGCGGAGTACAATCTTTAGGAATAGCGGGGCAGTTTGCCACGCTTGCATACTGATTTCTTTGCTCATTTCTTTTCTCCACACGACTACGTAAGTCGTCTAAGGCTCTAGTTACAAGACCACACCCACCGAAACACCATTGATGCCCGTCAGGATACGTGGCTAGGTTGTCACGACTCCCACATTTAGGGCAGGGGCCGTGGGTGACGTGTTTTAACAAATGTTAACTCCTTTAATGTAGCATTGATGCTGGACTTTGTGTGCGTGCCTCCAATGACCGTTGGTAGTAACGATGCTCCAAACAGATGCTGCGGCAAGCAATTAAGATTGCAATGTTTGTTACGGCGTGCGGCCCTTTTGCGCTGATCAGGTTGGCAAATGTCTTGATCTCGGCACCATCCTCCTCTAAAATCTTTTCAAAGACGTCGCGGTTAGATCCCAGTAAATCAAATGCCACAAGTAGTTCACCGGCCTGATCACTGTTGATTGCTGGCTGATAATCTTTGCAAGCCATCACCTTTTTATCGTGTTTGTACCACCACCATTCAGGGGCCTTACCCCCTGCGGTAGGATCATACGTTTGGTAACGTTGCCAGTTTTTGTGATTGAACGCCACTAGCGCAGTAGAGGAGTCCAGAAATCCCAGACTAATAGGTTGTTTACTCACGGTCGTTCCCGAAACCATTGTTAAGAAGTTCTTTAAGGCTTTCAAACTCAACATGATCTTCGTTGTCCTCTAAGTCAGGCACCAATGTATCATCCGATGGCAGGTCCACATCTGTTTCAGAAACAGCGTGGTAGCAAGGGTTGCACAAGTCCAAGTAGAATCCGTGGGAATCTTTACGAACCGATTCGGCATCGGAGAGATTTGTATTGCAAGCGCGGCATCGCATATTAAACTTCTCCAAAAAGATAAACTTCACCACCACCCTCATCGACCAGAATGTCAGTAAGTACGGTTTCGTCGTATGTTACGACTTCACCGGGGCGGTCTAGGTTGAACGTCGGAGCATTCAACACAATTTTAAAATTAGGTGGAACATTACGCAGATACGCCATAAGTTCCGCAACGGTGATTTCAGGCACCGAGGAGTTGTTTGAACGCGGCGACATATTTCTCCAATGTTGTTCCTTCAAGACCGGGGGCGGTATTCACTTCCAAGACATAGCTCTTGCCAGCACGTTGATTGTAAATAAGGTCCACAGCACCAAAGTCAAGTCCAAGAGCTGTAACAGCCTTGATCGCCTGTTCTTGTAAATCCGGAGGGCTCTCCAAGTTCTCACGGCAATAAACCCAACCGTTTTGGTGGTTCCTGATCTTGGTATTTGTCTCGCCTTCAAAGTCCGTGCGCTTTCGTTTCTGTTGAATGTCAATCACGTCGCCGCGCACTACGTGCACACGGAACTCTGATATCTTTTTGATGTACTGTGTGTAGAGTGGTGCGGGCACAATGTCCTCATGTCGTTCGGCAACCACAATACCCCTGCCGCTATGACCATTAAGAACAGTGCGACAAACAACCACACCGTAACTCTTGGCCACCTCAACATCAGTCGTCCAAGCCGGAAGATTAATTGTTTCATCACGAGCAAGCTCCCTGAAAGCTGTGAGTTTGTTACCGGCAATCGCCACCTTTTCAGGGGGGTTGATTGTCAGTTGGGCCGGAACACCATAGGTAATGTTCCGTTCATAGTGTGAGGCACCCCAGTTAATGATACGTTGCGGAGGCACTACACGAACTTGCGGCCCTGTATGTTTCAGTTGCTTGATGCCTAAGCCAGCGGCCAGAGCCTTGGCGCTGTGGCTCCCCATCTTGTAGGGATAGAGTTTAGCACGTAACATTTGTCTCCTTTGCATTCATGTCAACCATCAGAGGTTCTGGATCACGGACGTAGATAACCAATACTTTGCCGTCTGTGGACAGACCCTTACTGATGACCTTGGCGGTCCAGATAGCTTCGACACGTTCTTTAGCCATTACTTCTTCATCGACAAACTGACGGTCGACGGCAGTAGTAATCAGCACTGGCAATCCGGCCTTCTTTTCACCGGCAAGTTTGCAATTGAGTTGATAGCCTTCCTTCAACTGGGCAATGTCATCAATAACAAAGTTAATACTAGCGCCATGTTTGGATTCACGAAAGACGCGCCCAAGTGTTTTCTTCTTTTGCAAGGGAGCGGTGACGTCTTTGAAATAAGGCAAGCTTGCAATTTCAAAGGGAATATCATCGTCCTGCGTACCCCCCACTGATGATAGTAGTGCTGGAGCAAGGCGCGGAGATGGCAAAGTAGCGACCGGAGATTTTACCGGGCCTATAACAGTGGCGGCAGCAGGCTCTTGGCGGTGCCACACACCACGTCCTCTCTTGCCCTTACCGTGACCCCAGTCGGAATCTTGGAAACTGTTGGTGTAGACTTTTGGCTCGTACTTCTCCACGTCAAAGATGTGCGGCTTGGCTTCACCCATTTCGAAAGAGTAGTGCTTCAACGGGGTGCTCATTTTGGATTCGCCAATCTTGAATCCGTTGCGAGCAAGAATCCAGTGGATCATACCGATTTCCGAACCGTAGAAAATCAGGTTGGTGACAACCGTTTCTGTGTTGTTGTTATAGCGCATTTCTTGCGCCTCAACAAAGTACATAGGACGTTCAGCATTGCGGACAAAGTTGATGTTTCGCTTCTTCTTGTCAAAGTACACAATGGAGTATGCCCCATTTGTATTCTTCAACGTTTCCTTGACGCCGTTCTGCTCGAAACCATTGAACATGGCTTCGCTGTCAACATCGTACTTGTAGCCCTTGTCCGCCAGTTCGTGTTTGTTGCGCAGAGTACCATTATGTACGCCAAGGTACGTATCCGTTTCGAATGGATGGGCGTTGGCATTTGTGTTGCCACCTACCGTACCTGCGCGGTTATGGCCTACCCATGCAAAGGAGGACACTTTTTGGAAAAACTCACGGGCACGATTCATTTCCATAAATTCATGGGGCAAGCACGCGGCCTTGACCCAGTCGGTTTGTCCGGCGCGATTCATTTGGGCTACGCCGGTAGCGTCACCCCCACGAATTTGACCGACCAACAACATTTCTTTGAACGCCCGCTCGGCAGCAATGCAAGAGCCATTGCCGGTAAGATTGATGAAGCCTACGATACCGCACATATGTTATTCCTTTTAAAAAGTAATGATAAGGGTTGTGGCGTACACAGCAGCTGCTCCACGCCGTAGCTTTGTGCCGGGCGGCATCATCAGCACGTTGCGAACAGTGTTTCGTTCTCCGGGACTTAAGGTGGCCCAAGTTCTTACAGCAGCATTTCTCAGTGCTGCCAAGCGACCCGGATTGTACCTGCCATTCAGATCAAACAAAGCCGGGTCTGGATCAAACACAACACCTGGATTCGGAGGCGCGTCTTCGTCGTCCATGTCGACAGGGGCCGGTGGTTTTGTCTTCGTCTTTGGCTTCTCAGCCTTACCGCGAAGGTAGCGGACATAGGATTCCTTGACCTGAATCACACCCTCGGCCGCACCTTTTTCCCATTGGCCGGGAATGCAAAGCTGCTGGCCGTTGTTACCGAACACTTGCATAGCTAACTGCGTGTATTCGGACGAGGTATTCAGCTCACTGAGATGCAGATAGAATTCTTCCAGCGTCTTTTGATCCCGCACGTTATTGGCGGCGTACAACTTGATCTTTGTGAGGAACTCGACCCAAAGGCCAATCTTATTGAACTCCTTGGTAGTGTGCATCTGGCGGAATTCCAGAGTACCCTTTTCAAACAAGGGCAAGGTGTTCATCCCTGCATACTTGTGTGAATTGGTGCCCATGTAAATGGCCGCATCGCGGGGCGTGTGGTAGAGCATACCAAGCGCCACATCTTGGTTTTTGGACCAAGCCCATGTTGGGAGGCAGTAGATGTTCTTTTCCCGCTTGCCGGAGAACTGGTACAGCGCACGCTCGAACACTTGGTACAAGGCCATCCAACCAAACAGTTGCGATGTATTCAAGTCATTTGCGTTGACATGAACATGGATACCTGTACGATGGCTTGGCCGGGATCGGCTGTAACGATGTTGCAAGACGAATTCCAGAGATTCGATAGCCGTGCGAATGTTGTCGCCCGCCACTGGTTTGGAAACGAACTCAAGACCAACATCACGCAAGGAGCCATCATTTGTAATGTTCCACAAATGGTTGACCACCTCGCGCTCAACTGTTCCGTAGTTATCGCCGTTTGTATCTTCACAATGCTCAATCTCATACTCAATCCCCACGTGACAACCATGGGGGATCGTGTACGTGCCAGCAAACTTAGCCAAAATGTCCGAGGTGTTCTTCGAAATTTTGAGTTTGATATCAGGCAGATTGGCTTGGTAGATTGACTTTAATTCGATATTTTCCATCTTTGAATTCATCCTTGATTTCTTGTTCCAGAGAGCATGAAAAGTCGAAAATGTTCACCGTGAATTCCGCGTTATCCGTCTGCGTGATAGTACCTACAGGGATGGCTCGGCGATTCAAGACAAACTGCTTGTCCTTAAAGCTGATCCAGTAATACGGACTGATCGCAAAACTGGCACCGGGGTCGGCCCCGATCAATGCGATTGCCTTTTGGATCGTTGTGTAGTCCGGGTAGTACATCGCTTTCACCAACGTGCGATTCAACTCCCGCACCGGGACTTCATTGTCTCCTGCAAGAAAACGCAGGGTAGACCGAACCAAGCCAACTTTCCATTGGCGCACCGGAACGCGACAGATTTGCAATGCTTGTTGGCGGTAGTTGATAACGGTCCCCTCTTCCGGGAACTCTTTGACGATGCAGAAGTCATTGGACGCGATTTGCACATCGTTACCATGATCCAGCACTTGGACGACCACTACGTCGTTGACGAAATCCCGGATGTAGCACAGTCCCTGCGGTTTAAGGACCACGTAGGTATCCTTAAACTTGGCGGACATGTCATCACGGGAAACGCGATCACCTTGATAAAACCAAGCCATGTTACACCATCTCGATCTTGTACTTTTCGATCAGATGCTTGGCGGCCACTTCATCATTGTTGTTGATGGTGTGGACAACCAGTTCACCGTCTTCCTCGCTGATGCGATTGCCGGAGTTGAGGAACTCCGTAGTAGCAATCGTGTTGTTGAATGCCCATTGGATCAGATCATCGTTGGCAATCCAGAAATTGGACAGCACACGATACTCTGCACCATAAGGCTTCATGCGGCACGCACCGGCTTTGCCGTACATCTTGCGGCGCTCGTCACCGGCCTTGTCGATCAGGATAGACGGGACACCGAGGAATAGGTCCATGTGCTTGATCAGCTCCAGATTGGTGCCTTCGGTGGGAGCGGTGTAGCCCACATGGATG